CTTGATTTCCTTCTGCTCCTCCTGGGCCTCCAGCGCCTCCGCCGCCATTTGCAGCTACCGTCGCTGGACTTCCAAAATTAGTTGCTCCTCCGCCATTTCCGCCACCGCCTTGGCCTTGTTGGCCAGTTCCTCTAGCACCTACTGAATATGCTTTTGTGTAAGGTTGTGAAATAGGAGTTGCATAAAGTGCAAAACCTCCAGCTCCTCCATTTTGATTGTTTCCTGGAGTTCGGCCAGCACCTCCGCCGCCTCCACCAATGTAGGCAACAATGTAGTTAGCGTTTGGTTGTGCAGTATAATTACCTGATGCAGGTCCAGTTGCTCCAAATGTTGGAACTAAGTTTGCACCAGCTGATCCAGAAGATGCACTTATAACTCTTCCTGAAGAGTCTACTGTAATGTCTGTTGCTGTAAAAGAACCTTTTGCAGATTTTATAATTTTTGGCATTAAGTTTTCCTCCTATTAATCTACCATTTCTACGTATGAAACATGGTAGTCTAAATCATTTGCGGCACCTGCTGTTACAGCTATGAGATCTGTTTCGTCTAAATAGATTGGTCTATCAATAAGACTTAACGTTGAATCTGCTGGCACAGAAATAGTGCTTGCAATTTTATAATAAGTTGAACCGTTGTCGTTACTAATTTCTACTGTTGCATCAACAGCGTTAGATCCGTCATCGTTTGCTAATAATATTGTATCAATTCTAACTGCAGTTTCTGCAGGAACGTCAATCATAGTTGTTCTATTAGTGTCTCCTAAAGTACCCATTGCATTTTTAGGTGTAATGGTTGCTATGTTAACTAGATTAGGTGTTGCCATTTTTTATTCTCCTTTTATATTAATACCCGAAAACCATGGAGAAGACAATACCTTTTCCATCTGTTGTTATTTTTTGTGTAGAACTAGTGCCATTAGCATTAGTTAATTTACCAACTCCTGTGCCTTTTGGCACTAAAGTAAGGTCTATATTAGAGTCTCCACCAACCGCTGAAATAGTAGGACTATTACCAGTCGCAGCGTTTGTTATATCAAAATGGTTGACTGCAGAGGCTGTTGTTTGAAATTGTAATTGTTCATTACCGTTTTCATCTCTTATTCCGTGATCATCGTCAAAATCAATCATAAAAGAATTGGTATCTAAGTTACCACCAAGTTGTGGCGACGTATCATCTACAACATCTCCACCAAATTCAACAGTAACTATATTTGGATTTGTACCATCATCTGCTTTTGCATAAGCAATAACAGTTTTACCATTTGCAATAGTTGCACTTGTTCCTGAACCACTAACATATTTAAATACTACGTTTTGAGATCCAGAAGTTCCATTTTTTAAAAGATACATTTGTTGAACATCTAACGGTATTGTTACATTTCTAGATGCAGTTAATGTTCCAGTAAATTCTATAACTCTATGTGCAAGTGTTGCACCGGTTGATCCATCTGATACGGATAATGTTGTATCCCCTGAATCTGAAACTGCTTGCGAAGCAGTACCACCAGCTAATTGTTCAATAATTTCTAAATTAGTATTAGTTTTTGTACCCCAAGTACCAGCGTTTTCACCAGTTGCTTGTTTTTCTATACCTAAAGGCGTATATGTTGATGCCATATTTTATCTCCTATGCAACGTCACTATAACTTGTATTTGATCCAGTTGCAACATTAGAAATAGTACTATTTGATCCTGTAGAAATTGAGCTCGGTGTCGTATTTGAACCAGTGCTCACTCCAGAAAAACTACTATTTGATCCTGTTGACGTCGCACTATATGACGAATTTGATCCAGTGTCAACATCACCGTAAACAGGAATTGTTGTAATTAAACCTAAACTAGATGTTATTGATAACCCTGTAAGACCAATAGCTAAATCTGCAACTGTTGTTGATCCAATAGATGCTGTGGCTGAAACACCAGAAATTCCTATTACATCAGCTGGTGTTATTGAGCCAACTGAAACTGTTGAAGAAACACCAGTTGGCACTACTACAGGATTAGATGTAATTGTAACATCTCCAACACTTGCAGTTGATGATTGACTAGTTAATCCCATAGCTTGATCAGCTATGGCAGCAACGGATCCAACACTTGCAGTTGATGATTGTCCACTTAATGTAATTCCTTCAAGTATGGTTATAGTTCCAACATCAAGTGTAGACTCAACTCCTGTAATTCCTAAAACATCTGCAGGTAAAATAGAACCAACACTTGCAGTTGAAGAAACTCCAGTAAGTCCCATAACGTCTGCAGGCACAAGAGAGCCAACATTTGCAGTTGAAGAAACTCCAGTAACTTGAACAAGAGAATTTACAGAAGCGTCCCAAGGTTCTTCACCCCAACCATTTCTACCCCAACCAACAAGAGTTCCAGAATTAGAAAGATCACCTATGGCCGATGTTATTTCTTGCCCTGTTATTCCAATTACATCTGCAGGACTAATTTCTCCAACAGAGGAAGTAATTTCTAAGCCACTTAATTCTACAGTGTTAATAGTTGTGATTGTTCCAAGAGAAGATGTAATTTCTAGTCCTGTTGGTTTAATAGAATAGTCTACACCCCATCCAGATATGCCCCACTCTTGTCTCCCCCATCCTTCAAAGTTAGAAGATTCGGTTGTTCCTACAGCAGATGTAATTTCTAGTCCTGTTGGTGTTACGATAGTTTCTAAATCAACAGTAGCAGGAGTAAAATTAACATCTATTGGTCTATTAGAAAGATCTAGATCTACCACTGTAGTTGGAGTTCCAGAAGCAGTTCCTTGTGCGGATGTTATTGATAAACCTGTTGGCTCAACAGAATATTCAACTCCCCAACCAGAGTTGTCCCATTGTTGTCTTCCCCAACCCTCAACGTTAAAAGATTGTGGTGTTCCTAATGCAGATATTGTTCCAGGAGAAGTAATAGATACAACTACTTCATCAGATTGCCATGTGTTAGCACCCCAAGTGTTATTTCCCCAGGTTGATGCCATAAGGAAGACCTCCTTATGCTAATCTTATGATTGCGTTAGTTGCGTCTGCTGTTGGAAATTGAATTGTGAATGTTCCACTAGTTACAGTTTTATCTGCACCAAATGCAATTACTGCGCAAGCAGGGTCACCAGATGCTGAATCATTGTAAATTACCGCACCGTTTGCAGTAAACGACGCTGAAGTATAACTCACATCAGAAAAATCACAAAGAGCTGTTGTTCCAGAACTAGTTGGAGTTACACTCGTAAGAGTTGCACCTCCTGCAGTGTATGCAGTTCCAGATGAATTTGTAATTTCATTTGAAGTTGAATAAGCTGTAGTTGAAGCCCCTAAAGATGCAGAGCTAGTGTACAAAGCTATTTTAAATGTGTTTCCAGTTGTAGCTGTAAAATCGTGAACTCCTTTTAAAAGTTCTACTTTAAAACTTGTGCAAATCGCCGATGTTATTGCCATAATTTATCTCCTACGGGTTTGCTGAGGTTACTGGTATACGAACAGTGCCATCAGTGTAGTCATCTCTTCGTCTTCTACCAACTTGCTCGTTAGCAAACTTCTGTACTTCTTGTTTATATTTATTTTCGTATAAAGTCAACATATCTATTGGACCTTTTAAAAATCCATATGTTTCTGACAAACAGCAATATAATAGCCCGTTTGGAAAATTAAGACTAATATAATTAGTTGTATTATCTGAGGCCAAAGTAGCTGGCATTTTATTGAAATGAATTCTAAATCTATATGTTGTATTAGGGACCGGAGACACGATAATACGTCCAGAGTTAGTATCCCCATCTCCTGTTGCTCCACCATACATAGCATAATATTTAGGCTGACCTTGAGCTGCAGATGTGCCTGTAATATCTTGATATTCCTGTAAATATGTGTAATCTTTTTTCTCTAACCATCTATTAGCGCCAGTAATTTCTGATCCTGCAGTATCATAAACTTGGACTCCTCTTACAAACAAAGCTCCTCCCGGAACATTTATAGTTTCTTGACCCGCAACAAAATTACCTAATTGTTGTTGTCTGTCAGCATCTATAGGTATATCTCTCATAATTCTATACTGTGCGTTAAGAACTATATTTTCTAATGTAGAATCTGATAACACAGTAGAATCTGTTTCTGTGTAATTTCTAATCTGTGTAACTAATCCACTGTAACTTAATCCAGCCATTATTTTCCTTTATGTTTTAAACGTATCTTTTTTTGTTTTGCAGTTTCGCCCACAACCTCTTGTTCGTTTTTATAAATAGGTGTATCTGATTTTTCAGGATGTAACATTACTTCATGAGGGTCCATTTCCTCTTTTGGTGTAAACCAACCTTTAATTATATTTATAATATGTTTTATCATGCGCTTAATGTGACTGGTCCAACGGAACAGCCAACTCCTCCTCCTTTAATTTCACCAACTGTAGCAGTATCTGTATCAACTGTAAAGAAGAAGAAATTTGCCACAGCATAATCTGTACTAACTCTTGCACCATCTCTAAATATTCCAGTTGTTATTGCATATCCTGCTGCTTTTGCAATGTTAGCTCCTGTAATACCGTCAAAGTCTGCAGGATTATTATATTGAAATGTTCCTCCGCCACCAGTATTTAAAGCTGGTGTTCCTCTAAATCTATATGTTGTTCCGTTTGTTAAACCGTGACCGGGAGCTGTAACATTTATAACTCCTGATCCTGCTTGATAAGTTTCAAAACCATCTTCTGGAACAGAATATGGAACAGCATTTTCTGTTCTTGCAGTTCTAACATGTCTTAATGCAATACCATCAGCACTCTGTGGTTTTGGTTCTAACTGTGGTTGTTTTGGTTCAAACTCAGATACATGCACAAAAGATCCGTTCCATTCTCTAACCATTTCTCTGTATGGAAATTCTAAACCAGATCTATCTGATATTGCTTTTGCATATTTACCTGTTGCGTATTTTGACATTATGCTCCTGGGTAATAAGTTTTAGGTGTTATGTGTGTGCTAGAAGCAGAACCATCTTCTGCTAATGCTCTTGCAAATTCGTCTTCATAATACAATTTCATAGCTTGTACCATTTGTGGTTGATATTTTTGTGCAAGATAAAAAGCTAAACCTGAAGTCATACAAGGCACAAATCTAAACGGTATATCAGTTGCGTTTGTATAATCACCTACATCTTGAATTCTTTTTATGTAATAAATATGCATATCTTTAGATGCATTTGTTGAATCTGGTGTAGGGTAAACTTGAATACTTACATGATCAATAAATCTTTGTACAAAATATTGATTAGGTGTTCCTTTAGAAAGTTTGTTTGAGAAACCTCCATAAGATGATCTATCAACTTTTGTCATTGGACTATCTGATTGTGTAGTCTGAGTTCTATTAGATCTTAATTGTGCTTCAAGGACATCGGACATTCCATAAATGCCGTTTGTTGGTGTAGTAGTTGCAGAAGTTCCATCATCACTTGATCTAAAAAACTTATATTCTGCTTGACCTTCAATCATGTCAATATTAGTTTCTGCTATTTCCCAATAGTGAATACCTCTATTACCCCATTCTTGAAATAGGATATTTAAAGATCTTCTTGCAGATTTTAATTGATAACCGGCAACATTTTGTAAACCAATACGTTCAAAAGCTTCTTCTACTATTTCATCAATAGCAAAAGTTCTGTCGAACGTTGTTGTTCCCGAAGTAGTATTAGCCATCTAAACTCCTACGATTCGTAAACTTTAATCCATTCACAAACAATTGTAGCCGAATCTCCATCAGAACAAGCTGGTAAAACTACGTTAACATCACCTGTAAAACCAGTAGCTTCAGTGTTTTTTAGTCCACCAAAACTAGAATAATCATATTCCATTTCACCTGCTAAAGTTTGAAATACTACATCTGTGTCAGCGTCCCACTGCATTCTAATTGCATCCACTGGTGCCGTTACAGAAACATTAAAACTAATTTTATTTAATCTTACAGTTTTGCAAGTTTTATTTGCTGGACTTGAATTTAATGCAGAAACATCAACTATTTTAGTTGTGCCTCCACTAGAATCAGAAACTACATTGTAGTGAGTGATAAGTTTTTTTGATCCGTCGAATACAGTCGTGTTTAATACTGTGTCTGCCATGTTTTCCTCCTATTAAAGAGCGCCTGCATTACCAGGCGCTCCGAGTTAATTATTTATTATGACGCAAATGCAAATGCACCAGTAGTTTGAGTTGTTTCTCTCGCTAATGATGATGCTATGTGCCATGTACCTTTTTCATAACAAATGAAAGCAATCTGTCCACCAACAGTCAGCAAGTTAGTTGCTGCGTTTGCTGGTGTGAAAGTTAATTTAGTTTCACCTGCTGCTGAAGTATCGAAAGTAGCTTCTGATGAAGCTCTTGATTCGATAACTGAACCAGTTGCCCAAACATCAGAACCAGCTGCATCAAAAACTAATGTTGCTGTTCCTCCAGTTGTGTCAACTGCTTGACAATAAACTACTATTGTACCTTGCGTTGCTGCAGGTAAAGTACAAGTTGCAGCTGCTGCACCTGTGTAGTTTATTACAGAAATAGTGTCTGCCGCTAGTGTAATACTAGTAGCTGTTGCTACATCTGATACTGATAAACCAGTTAAGTCAGGCATACCTGAACTCATTCTAGTTGTTACTGCTCCAGTAGACGTATTTTTAGTCGCTACTTGAAAGCCTTTTTCCGAACGTACCGGTCCGTTAAACGTTGTTGAAGCCATAATTTTATCCTCCTAGTTTCCGAACATAGTCTCTAGGCCGTCCACTATACGGGTCTATGTTCTAATTAATTGTATAGTAACAAAACTATATACTA